ACCCCCGGAAGTGTACCAGTTGGGATTACTCCACTTGGAACACCAGTTTGAGCTGTTGGAGCAGGTAAGCGTCCCATCATTATTTCTTTGCCTAACATTGTTCCTACGGTATAATCCACGAATTGACCCGATACTTCTTCTAAATTTTGGGGGTATATGTTATCAGGAGGTTCACTATTGTATAAATTGAGTATTTCAAATTCTTTATCTTTGGATAGTTTTTTACCAATCTCTGAAATTGTTACTTTATTTAATTGATCCCAATATTTATTTGCAATATTAGCTTTAACTGCCCCTACAATAGAGTTAATTGCAGATACTCTATCCTTGAAAATATCATATGGAGCTTCGCCCTCTCGATAAGTTCCTCTTGGACTCCAAAATTGCATTTATATCATCTCCTTAAAGAAAACTCAAAATTCCACCAATAATTGGTGCTGCATAATCTAACAATCCAGGTTGGTAGATTTGTTCTGGTGAATACAAAGTTCCATAACCACCAGCAAGACCTTGTAATAAAGGAGCTTGTGCAGTATAAGGAAGTAATGCTTGTTGGATTCCTATTTGAGTATTGAATTTCTCTACATCCGCACCCACTCCAGCATAACCTAATAGATTAGGTATCATTTCCTGTTTTCTACCACGTTCTGTTTCAAACATTTCTCCTAACATCATAGTTCTACCAGTTCCCATTCCGCCTCTGTACTCGGCTTCCGTTCTTCTACTTGGGTCGGACTTTAACATTCCGCCTAATTGAGAACGTCTCCGAAGATTGCTTACTCCTGCTTCTTCTTCTCGCATTGAAGCTTCTCTTAAACCTTGATAAAATGGAGATTTAAAGGGATCGTAGGTTTCACCCAAAACCTTTTTAATTTCATCCATTCCTATGTTATAAGGTTCAATATCTTCCAGATTCATTGTTGGTAGAGTCGGGAGGTCTCCATAAGCCAAATCTTCCAATCCACTGATTGCTTCTTCCTGTTCGGGGGTATAAAGTAGTTCTGGATCTGGTGCGTCCTCATAAGTCCCTTTACCAAATGCTACCAGAACAGGGAGTAATAATGCCATTTTGAAAATTCTTTTAATTCTTTTCCACATTCAAATTCACCTTCTTTTCTATAACTGTATAAGCTATAGTTAATCCATATTTTTTATATACTGCCTTTAACCCCCTCGTCATGGCAGCAGCGATTCTATTAGCCTTTAATCTCTTCGCCAAATCTTCTATCTTTTTAAAGACTTCCATTCCTAATTTCAAGTTCTTACCATCCGACCATGCCCATTCTATCCATAAGACTCTTCCCTTAACTGGGTTGTCCTTTATAAAAAAAACTATACAAGAATTTAATTCTTGTTCTTCGTTGAATGTAACAAATATTAAACATTTATTAAAAGCTAAACCACGAGATACGTATTCTAAAAATATGTGAGGGTCTATAGGTTCTTTTTCAGCATATTTCAAAGTCTCACATATCCTTGCCATTGTATTCGCATGCGAAACAAAGTTGGATTTGTTTATGATATATACTTCATTTGGTTTTATCTTCATTTTTCACCTTGTAATCACGAATCATTTTTAATAGGACATCTCTAAATGCACCCCATGAAAATTGATTAAGTCTATTTCCCACACAATCTCTATAGAATGTCATACAAAGGTTATCTACTTGTTTTTCTAACTTTTCCATTATTTCCCTCCTAAGTTACATATTAAGTTACTGTTACAGTTTTCCAGGTTGCTCCATCGTAATATTTTAAAACTCCCGAAACTGAACAAAGTTGTCCTGCTGCAAGATTTGAAGAAGGATTACCGCCAAGATTTGTCATACCAAGTTGTCCAGAAGACCAAGCTGTAATACCAGCACTAGCTGCTGCTAATGAAATATGCCCACTTGATATTAGCCCTATAGACGTAGCTGTAAATCCAACTTCTAATGTTTTTAATCCTGATTTATAGAATCGTAAAGAGTTTGCATGTGTTGTATTATAATCGTACATTCTGATTCCACTATCTTCAAAATAGATATCCTCGTTAGTTCCGCCACCAACACTAATTCGGACACTTTGGAGAGTACCTGTCCTGATGTTATTTGCGGTTAGCAAACCTGTTACTATTTTTCCACCCGAAACAATTGTTGTTCCCAATCCAGTTAGGGTAATAGACGCTGCGTAAATCTTTGCACCATCAATATAGGTTATGTGTCCAGCCTTCATCCATGCTTCGATATTAGTATGTGCACTTTCGTTGGTAAACATTCTGGCAATAACATCCGAATTGAAAGCACCCACTGCAATGGATTCGGTGATTATCTTCCCACCACTAATAAGTGTGAAGTCTGAATCACCCTTAATAGCGTTAGCTAATCTGAAAGCATTATCCCAATCACCAGGTGAGGCTTCTTCTATATTATCCAAACCAGAACTACCAGGTCTAAAGACTATTTCTCCTCTTATGACTCCTGAATCTAAATCGAAATAAGTTTCACCATCTTGACTTTGGATTCTGCCTGTAGTGATTTTTCGATAGGAAGCTACAGCATCCTCGTAATTCTGAATCTGATGGTCTTTCATAGCTTCTGTGATTTTGTGAAGGATATCCCCTGCTTGGTCTAAGGATTCAATAGATTCAAATTCTGGGAGGATTATCGACTTAGATATCAACATTAGCGTTCACCTGTAATTAAAAATTTAAACAATAAGCCAAGAAATCTGTAGTGGTCTGAACTTGATACTTTAATTAGAAAAGTCTTAGCCCTTAAATCTGGAGCTAAGTGTTGAATTAAAATATCCTCGTCTCCCGTTAAGTCAATCGTTCCAACGGATTGCCATGTAGTCTCATTGTTTCGTTTAATTTCAATTGTTAAAGTTCCTGAACTTTCTTTCCGAACATATAAAAATAAATCTAATAATCGCTTATCATAAGAAAGTCCCTTCTTGTCTGTTAGGTCAGTGGAAAGTACAAAATAAGACGCATTACTACCTGTTTCTACACTGTGTAATTTCTTAGTGTAACCCGATGTATCTGCACCCAAATCACTTAAATATAATTCAGTAGATTCTTTGATGTACTTACCAAAAGCATTAACCGCAGTATCTTCTTGATTCCAAACTTTTTTGTATTTTATAATTTTATTATTTGCTGAACATGTTCCATGAGGTATAGCCCACCATATCTCACCATATTCATCAATAAAGGTAGATTTAATACCATCAACTAAAGAAGGTTTTATTGCCTTAACGATAGGGTCTATTGGTTGGGATATCTCTCCGTAAAGAAGATGTCGAAAGGTATTATCAGAAGCAAAGAAATACAAATTTTCTTTATCATCCATTATAATCGAATCGCTTGCTTTACAACCTAATTCCGTAAATAAAGGTTTATTATTAAAGATATCCGTTGATGCTTCAGTGAGCCACATCTGATGTACACTTTCTTGTTTAAAAACAATTAAGAAACCTTTGTACTTGATTAATCCTGTAATGAAGTCCCGACTCCCGATTTCTGCTCCGCCTGAATCTCCTGTATACCAATCTGTTTCGTCAAGTAAATCAGACCAACGAACATTCTGAGGACAAGATACACCATTTTCCTCTGTGTAACCTAAGAACAGATAATTCTCAAAAACTTCTACATACTTAGCTTTGGTAAGATAATCACTTTCATATTCCTCTACTTTGTCATCCTGACCATTATGACCCCAAACTTCCTCTGCAATAGCGTGTGTATAGAATAAATTAGTAGTCATAGTTAAAGACACACCAGCTTGTATTGAACTGATTTGTCTTTGAGATTCATGAGACCCCCCTTCATTTATGGTTATAATCTCACCCTCTTCAAATCCCACAGTAGAGGTTACATTCAATACTTTCTGGTCGGAAGCACTCTCGGCATCTACCGTTGTTAAAATACCTGCTGTATGCTGATAGGTTAAGTTATCATCAAAAGTTAAAGATACACCAGCTTGAACACTAAATACAACAGCTTCTTCTTCTCTGACCTCACCTCTGGCAATTACAACCTTATCATCTGCTGTATATCCGGTAGTACTAGCAACCTTCAATACTTTCTGACCTGCTGCACTTGTTTCGTCTACAATAGTTTCATTGGTATAAGACCTGCCAAAATCAATACCATCTGTCGAACCTAAAGGGAGAAAAAGTCCTCCACCTATGGCAGGATACCAATTTAAAACTTTATCCACATTGTTAGTGGCAATTATTTTGTCGTTAAAGGTAACGGTGTGCCACTCTGTACAATCGGAAGCACAGGTAAACTTCGTTACATAAGCTTTAGTTGATTCATTCCAATAGTAAATGTGTGCTTTGGTAAACACTAATAAATACTCTTTAGCATCCGACTCTCTTATAAAACGATGATAATGAAGAATAGGATTTGTGTCAGGTGTTTGTACCTTGACTGATTCGCCATTAAGTAAAGTATCAGTTGCTAATTTAGACCGATGAATTTCTCCATATTTAATATGGGCTTTTTGATTATCAGGCATGAAAGTCTTTTGTAATAAGATGACAGGAAAATCCTGTTTAAGTCCGAGTATAGGAGCAAAGATCCCGAAGGTTTGTTTAACTCCGGGTTTGATTTGTTGTTCCATTTAACCCTCCTACATTCCATCACGATAGGCAGCAATTCTGGGATTTACCATTAAATCAGCTTTTAATCCAGTTACTAAACCTGCATATAAAGCACCAAATTTTTGAACATCATCCAATCCAAGACTTAAAGCAACTCTATAAAGTAATCCCATTTCAATAGCTTCTTGGTAATGGTCTTTAAAGAGAATCTGGTCACATGCTTGATATTCTACTTCATCAACAGTTACCGTCTTTGGATGGTAATATGAGTACCAAAGATACATATTGTAAACATCATCAGGAATTGGTCTGGGATACATATATCCACTTTGCCAAGTATAACGAGTAGGAGTTCCCGATGTACTTGAGTAATAGATGTTCCTTTTATACATTGCGAATCTTTCGTATACCAAAGGTTTGTATCGAGTTACATCATCAGAACTTTTCATCCCAACAAACAATAATTTCTTTAGATTATCAGGTAAACTATAATAATCCCTATCTTCAATGGTTTCTCTCTTAAATTCATCTTGTAAGAAATCACCCTGACGAGACAGACCCTTTAAAGTGGTGATTATCTTTTTATCTAAATCATCTCTAATACAAGTTCCACCTGATACATAAACTGTATATTCACCTGAATCTACCCCAAGGGTAAAATTATCAGCATCAACTTTAGTTATTGTAAAATGTAGATTATTTATTTCCGTCATTCCTTCAACATCTTCAATCCAAATATAATCTCCAGTTTCATAACCATGTGCTGTTGAAGTAATCTTGCAAGGGTTAGCTTTTGAGGCTGCTGTAATATCTTTTAAACAAGTCTTTTTCTCCGTTCCAGCACAGTAATTTCTATTTAAAGTTTCATTGACCGTATCTATAAGGTCACTTTTTAATATCATTATTTCTTTTCCTTAACATCAATTTTTGGACATTCTAAAACTCTCTTAACTAACTCAACTTCATTTTTACCAAAGCCTTTAAAACTATCTATAGCATGTTTAACTTTGCTATATTCTTCTTCTTCAAGTATAATTTCTTCATCAGTTTCCATAATCTTTTCAGCTAACATATTAGTTTTTAAGAGTTCAGTACCCGATAATCTTAAATCAGGATGAAACATTAAATTAATAATCGCATCCTTAAAATCATAAGGTATAGTTTCAAGTTTTCCTTGAACATTCCTAAATGTAACTTCATAATGTTTAAGTTCAAGTTTTCTCATTGTTATCCCCCTTTCATAGGATTGAGGGGTTTATCTATACCACCCCTCGAAGATTTTTAATTCTTACGTAGCTCCTTCTGTATCCCAATAATATAAAAATTTATCTCCAACACCTTCAATATGGATTTTAAGCGAACCAGTACCAGCTCCAGGAGTCGTTATAGTGTGAGTATAGATCAAACTACCACTTGCTGACGTAAATCCAGCCAAACTGATTAGAACTGCTTTATCGTCAACGATATCCTTACCAGCAGTATTTCCATCATTTACAGCTCGTAAAACTGATAATCTTGTAACTCCACTAGCATCACTTGAAGCACCAAATGAGTAAATCTCTGCCATCAAAGCAGTGTAAGTTCCACCCAGTAAAGTTCCATTCGGAATACCAAGTGTAGATCTTACTGCTGCACCAAGACCAGTAATTTTACCAATATCAGTACTTTCACCCATTCCTAAGGATAAATGTGCACCATGAGCAGTTGCCACAGTAACATCTTTTCCTATTTCAGTATATGAACGTAGAGATTCGCCTCCGCCGGTATTAGTTACGGTAAAGTAAAGACGATTGTAAATTCCTCTATTATCACCACTTGCTGCGGTACAATCGACATATAGACTAATCGTTTTCATGTTTGGTGCAGAATTGATAAGATGTGAAGCTGAAGTTCCAATAACTATTGCAGATATTGCGTTTACAGTTCTTATATTTAGTGTTTTAGTAATTACATTGGGTTTATTAGAAAATAAATATCTTACTTTGTTTTTCATTTTTTCTCACCTCTTTTTATTTAAAACTTCAATTAAGTTCTTCTTCTTCATCCCCTTTTTATACACCCCTTTGTCTATTGCTTCTTTTTTTAGTTTCAGGAAACCAGCTAAACCAGACATAACTTTAGCTTCAAATTTGAAGTGTGGTTTTAATTTTTCAATTAATTCAGGGTCGTCAGTTTCAAATTCTCCATTTTCAAACAAAGCAATTCGTTTCTTTGCTACTTTACTTATTACAGATAAAGTCTTATGTTTGCTAAAAAATTTCATAATACTCCTCCCCTTTATGGAAATAGCAAATCTCATCCACCTCAAAGGGGGTACTAAACAGGTTTCAGAGATTCACTATTCCCTTTTTTTTAAGCTATCATAATGTAGCCTACGTCTATTTCATCAACAAGCAATGGGTCATCTGCAGTTCCAGGGAATATTCTTAATAATATTGTTCCCTTCTTATCAATGTCGTTAGCAGTATCCCCATCTACTGGTAAATCTTCTTCTTCCGTCTGCAAGTATGGTGCGGTTTCTATTTGAAGAAGATACATTTTATCTGCTACTCCAGTCCCTTGATATACAGGTTCAACTAACTCAAGTTTAGAAGCCCAAAATCCACCAGGTTTGACACTGACATCAAACGTAGCAAGTGCAGCAGCAGCCTTTATAAAGATGAGCATTTGCCCAGTCCGTTTAGTTGGATGAAGTATGAACGTAGCATATTCTTCAAACCTAACAACTTCCGAAACGCTTGTGCATGCAACGACTGGTTCTACTACACTAATAGCATCAGCACTTATATTACCGTCAGCAACAGTATATACACCATCATTGTCTATTAACCCAGTTGCATCTACCGAACCTTTAATACGTATCATTGCTCCATCTGCATTACTATCGCCACCAATACCAGTGGCAGTTATAGTGTAAACACCAGCTACAATACTAAAGACCGTTGTACTACCGGCAGTAACCGCAGTACAAACTGGATTATCGTCAGATTCTACTAATTCCACCATTCCATCTAATTCGCAATCTATATTGTCAGTTTCAGGAATATCTACATAGTAAGTTCTAGCCATTTTAATTCCTCCTTCCTTATTAAATTCCAAAGGGGGAGATTATCCCCCTATATATTAAATATTAGTTTCTATAACGCCTTGTAAGTCAGCCCAATATAATTCCTTAGGTTTAATAACCCTAGATCCCCATACATGCAAGCCTCTGGTAGCACTAGCGAAGTCGCCTTGTAATCTTAGGGATTCAGTTTCTAATATTTGCTGTACAAACGCAAGTGCATTATAACTTCCAGCCATAATAGCATTGTGCCATTTTGTAGCGTCAACTGCTGTACATCTGTTAGATTGGTACATCTCAAAGTTTAATACTCTTCCGATGAAACCATTCTTTAATTCACCCTTTAAGTCATCAGCATTAACGATTCCAGCATATAATAGTCTTAAAACAGCCCAAGATGGGAGGACTACGAATTTCCTATCAATATTTTTAAGTTCTAGGGCATCCCATAATTCACCGAGATCACTAGTAATACTTTTACTATCAACAGTAGTATCCTTTACATAAGGGGTAGCACCCATAGCACCTTTGTTATAAAGACTAGCTATATAGGTATCAACCTTCACATCTAATCCATAACCAGCTTTCGCAGCGTAATTGGTCATATGATTAAGGTCAGATTGTTTCTTCTTAATATCTCCCTCACTTATACCGTAGTAGTAAGCTTGGTCAACATCCAAGAATATAGCCGAATCTTGAGGTGTCTCATATTGAACAGGATCTTCAGGAACAGCTTTAGCAGCCTTAGGATCATACTTTCTGATAGTAACTTCTCCAAGTCCCCTGATTACAACTCTATCGCCAACTTCATTTATTTCGCCTTGATATTCTTTGGTAGCGATTTTACCGAAAACTAATTTATCATTAATCTCCTTTAAAACCTTCGCAGAAAATATTATTGGGACAGCATCTCTTATCTCTTCATTTCCGAAGGACATTCCAGCCTGTGGCATTAAATTTCAACTCCTTTCTATGATTTTTTCTTTTTAAGTTCTTGCCAATGTTTCATTGATTTCTCGATCTTTGGCATATTTTCCATAGCTTCTTGAGTAGACATATTTGAAACTTCTTGTGGTGTAAAGAATTCATCACTCTTTACTTTTATACCACCCGTCAGAATCTCTTTGTCTACTTTGCGAGTTTCCATAGATTGAAGGAGTTCTTGATTTTCTTCTAAATCAAGTTTCATTTTTATTTCAGGATTTTTAGAACCTTCTGCGTAGAGTCTTTCGCCCGGATTCTTAGAATGGAAAATAGCTACTTGTTCATATCTATTGTTCCCAATCCGTTTGAGTGCTGCATTGTAGACTGTTCTAAAATCTAAACCAATATTTGCTAACTTGGAATATTTAATCTCTGCCAACCGAAGAGATTCGTCATATTTTTCTTGTGCTATCTCATGTTCTGCTGCTGCTTTTGCTGTTTCCTGTGCTGCTTTGAAGCTTGCTTTAGCTTCCTTTTCGATATGTTTAAATCCTTGTTTGACTTCTTTTACAGTTGCAGGTTCATCATCTTCGCCACCAAATTCCAATTTATCCGAAACAAGCTCTGTTGGTTTATTAGATTTCTCTAAATCCGCAACACGTTTTTTCAGAGACTCATTTTCTCTCCTGCTTTGATCCAGGTCAAATTGGGCATTTTGGCGATTAGTTCTTTCACTCTGTAAATCTTTGATTACGCCATCGTGTTCAATTTTGGTAAAGACTTTTTCCTGAACATCACCCTTTTCGTTATCCATGTGTTTCCTTCTCCTTCCCCGAGAAGTCAGGGTATTCCCGTAAACCTTACGGTGAGGTAACCTGATCTAATCAGTATTTTTTTGTGACTGACAGGGAGCTATACTCTTCCAACCATCGATTCGGTTTTAGGAGGCGATGCTTTGCCTTTTGTCTGTCTTGCGGGTTGTTGTGCCTCCTCTTGAGCGACTCGTTGGGCTTCTTCTCTAACTCGTTTAACAATTTCTTCCTTATTCGGAATATCGGAATTTTCTATAATTACATCCACGGGAATTGGCAATCCGGCATTTGCCAGATTCATTAAAACTTCAAGGTTAGCCATTCTAATGGTGGGCATGTTTGGTTTTTGTTCAACCTTAAATCCATAATGACCAACCGCCCAGGATTTCATCTGTTTATAAAGCTGTTCAATATCAATCTCTTGTTTTTCCTCTTGCATTATGTGAGCAACTTCGGCTGGTGAATAGACTTTGGAATGTTTAATCATATCAATTAATGTTTCCCCAAAAATCCTTTGGGAAAGTCTAAAATTATCATAAACCGGTTCACTAATGGTTGCTCCCTGACGTTGTCTCCGTAAGATAGCAATTCCCGAATCAGTTCGCTTATCTCCCAAACCCATAATGTCCGGATTAAGACCTGAAATCTTTTTCATGCTTGCTTCATCATCTTGTTTGAGAATGAAAAGACCTTCGGGAAATTTATTTGGTTCGATTTTAGTTGGTTCTTTGTTTGTCCATGTAACTATAACTCCGGGCTTTGAACCTTCTTCACTTAAAAGGTCTATAGTATTTTGTTCTTTTTCATTAACCATCCAACCTGTATTGGCTGTATGATTAAGGATATGAAGCATTTGTGAAGATCTTTTATTGATTTCTCTTTGTGGATCTTTGAGCCCTTCAACCACTCCAAAAATAACCCCATCAAACCAGTAAGGACAAAATCTTTGTATAGGAAATGAAGTCATTCCATGATAAGGGTCTTCAATATCTTCTAATATCATGTCTCCCAACATAGTGGTTACATGTAAAACTTCGATTATATAACTTTTTAAACGATATCTTGGTCGTCTTTTTTGGTTTTCAGCCGATCTTTTTTCTTTTTCTACGACTATTCTTGCTACCTCTTTTTGAGAATCATGAATAGGACTAAAACTCATGGTAGCTCCGTCTATTAAGAAAAGTTGTTTCTTATGATCTTTCCACCATATTTCTTTTAATCGGTAATTATATAATGAAGGGTCTCTATCTTCTTTGTCCGATTTCCTCACGAGTTTACCGGTACGGTCCATCATGTCCTCATCTTGAGGATCATGTAGGTATGTCTCTATGTCTTTCTTGTGTTTACCAAAAAGAAGTTCAATCTGTTCCTTATCTCCCCAGTAACATTCGACAATATATTTTGCTGATTCATTTAGATCATATCTAGTAGCATTAGGATCTTCATACATGTCAAAAGGAGACCTTCTTGTCATAACGAGATCTCCATTTATTTTGTCTTTTTTGTAACTTATATCAGTTTTTATCCAACCTTTTCCCGATATTATTCCATCTACAAATTGCGTGGATTGTTCGGTGTCACCGTGACATAAATCTACGGAATGTTTCACTAAAGAGGTAAAGGCATCTGCAATAATTCTTACTCCCCCTTTTCTTGGGAAAGCTTTTATATCGGCTCTGTTTTGTCTTTCCATTCCAGATAAAAGATTTATTATCGGTAAAACATGATTAAATGTCAAACAGGGTTTTTCCTCTTCTTCTAATAAAGCTCTATCTGTGGGAGCCCATTGATTATTGGTCACAAATTCATAGTTCTCAATAGCTTCTTTCCGCCAAATCCGATGACCCTTCTTTGCATCTTCCCAGATTTCACCTAATTTAACTTCTTTATTTGTCTTTCCTTCAGGCATTTTTCCTCCTAAATAAAAAAAGCCCCAACATTTAACATGATGTTAAACATTGAGGCTTCTGAAGAGTGATTCTATAGCAGACTTCTTCAGAGCAATCCTCTATTTTGTAGTCTTAATTAACTACAATTGTAGTCATTATTTAATTTTAAGATTTTCCTCTTTTTTTATACCAGTTAAACCTCCCTGACACAGAGAGGTATTGATATGTCCTGTAAAATTAGGATTTTCTTCTAATATTTTTCTAAATTGTTTATTTATTTTTTTTAGAACTTCGTTAATTTTATCCAATACTATCTCCTACAGTATACACTAAATTAGTTTGGGTGTCAAGTTACTCAAAATTGTTATTATGTAGAGTTAAGCTGTCATGTAACTTCGCTTCTTGGTTTTCTTTATAAAATAATGTTTAGTTACATACTCTTCTTTTGCGTATTGCAAAGCCCAGAGTCCCATAATATAAGCATCTCCATGGTCAGGGGACTTACCTAAATTCTTAGCTAATTTCATTATCTTCTTAGGCTGAATTAATAATTGATCCCCTTTAAATTCATATTTATAAGCATTCAGTTCCAATTCAAGGTCTTCATCCTTAAAGGTTAATTCTACTTCATTGTCCCCGAACATTTCCCCGGCAAGCCATGTAGCTTCTGCTCGCCTATTATAGAAAGCATCGGGAACACCTGATTTTTGTCTCTCAGTACCATTAAACTCTATAAGAAGACATTTCCAATCCCATTCTTTCATCTTTGGTCGCAAAAGAGCAGCCACAGCTAAACCTACATTTATGATGTCAATAACAATCACAGAAGGTCTAAGTTTAAAAGCCATTTTTTCAATTTGATTAGCCGTATAATCTTCATCTCTGTATCCATATATATCGTCATCTACTATATCTGTGTTCTTCATTCCGTAGATTACGGTCTCGTCATCTCCAAAACGTGCAGGGTCAACAGTAATTACCTTCTTTATAGGTTTGTGAAGTTTTGTTTCATAAGCTCTTTCAATCCAGGAAAGTTGAATAACTAAATCCGCACCAGCCATTACATCCCAGCATCCATCTCTATAAGCTTTTAATAAGGCTGGTCTATTCCTTAGAACATACTCCATTCTCCCTACATAATTCTTTGGTAAGTATTCATTATCCGATGGTAGGGCTGGTAAATAGATTCTTCCATTCTTATTATTATTAAGGACAAATTCCTTTTTTAAATAACAATCCCTTGGATTAGCAGAATAAACCCCCTTATAAGGAAGTTTCTCTCCGCCTATTGTGAGTCTTTGGGAAAGTTTAAGCTCAGTTAATTTACCTTCTTCTACTTCCTCTGCTTGGTCAATACAGAAAAAACCCAAATTAGCAGAATTAAACTTTGCTACAATTTTTTTGTTATCAAGTCCACCATACCAAATTTTTAGACGTTTACTTATGGTGATTTCTTTATT